AGGAGACGCAGGTTTCCCGTTTTTACCCTGAACCCGCCAAACAATTCCCCCATTTCCCACTTCTGTCACGTAAGTGACAAGATCGGCCGTTGCACTCCCGCAAGTCCCGGCGCATACTGGGTCCGTGGGACGTGACTATAGTTCGATGCTTCCGGGCATGGGACCCTCTGCCGACGATTCGGGTGACGAGGGTGAATTGGTCACGGCCGCACGCGCTACCATCACGGCGCTGAGGGAACAGAACGCGCTTCAGGCTTGGCATGAGCTTGACGCGGCGATCGTCTTGGAAACGGCCAAGGGCGTTCTGTCTCAGCGGGGCATAGCCAAGAGTCAGATGGTGACGGCACTGCTTCAGGCGCGAGCCAAGCTGCCGGAACCCGTCGTGGCCGAGACTGACGATGTTCTGCAATACGAGGCGGACCGCGACTTTGAATGGCTTGAGCGCCACGGCAATTCTGCCGACATATCGAACCCAACGGAGCCCGCACCGGTACTCTGACGGCCCCCGGTTCGGCCGGGTGATTGCTCGCAAGCTGGGCCGGATCACGACCCGCTGGCAGCAGTACGTCTTAGACGTGTCGCAGGAACGGGTGGACGGCCCGGGGTCGGCGTACGCCTACACGAACGTGACCGTGATCGTCGGACGCCGGGGCGGGAAGTCGGTCACGGTCATGGGCGTGCCGCTGGCCCGGGGACTGGCCGGTCCGGTGGCCCTCGGTGACGGCCGGGTGGTCCCGTTCATGGGCGCGCACACGGCGCAGAACCTCACGGCCGCGCGCCGACGCTTCCTGAAGGACATCGTAGAGCCCTACCAGCAGCACATGAGCGCGGCCGTCTGGAACGCCGGGAACAACCTCCGTATCGCGATCGGGGACACGGCGCTGACGTTCGACCCGGCGATCAACGGGAAGAACTGGCACCTGCCCCGGGCGTCCTCGATCCAAGTGTTCGCCCCGACCCCGACGAGCGTACGCGGTGACGGGCTCCTCCATCTGGACGTAGACGAGGCGCTGGCGTTCTCGAACGATCAGGGGATGCAACTCATGAGCGCGGCCGGTCCCACCCTCGCCACGATGCGCGGCCACGGCCAGATATGGGCGGCGTCGAACATCAGCCGTCTGACCGACTCGCGGACGTGGCTCTACGCGCTCCGCGACAAGGGGCGCGCGGCGGTGGAGTCGGGGCAGAACACCGGCACCGCCTACTTTGAGTTCTGCTTCCCCGAGGACGCGGACCCGACCGACGAGGCGCTGTGGTGGGACTACTACCCGGCGTTGGGTGACGGGCTCGTGCGGATGGAGGAATTGCGGGACGACATGACCCGGCTGGGCGTTGACTCGTTCGCGGCCGAGTATCTGGGCCAGTGGCCGAGCGCCAAGGGTGCCACCCGGTGGAGCGCGATCAGCGAAGCGGACTGGGCGAAGGCTGGCACTATCCTTGACGGTGAGCCCGGCGCACAGCGCGCGATCGGCGTGGACATCGACCCGTTCGGGCGGTCGGCGTCGATCACCACGGCCGTCCCTGACCCGAACAGTGACGGCGTGATCCTTGAGCTTGTGGAACATCAGCCGGGGTCAGCGTGGGTTGCGGATGCTGTGCGCCGGTTGGCTCCCCGGGTGGCCGCGATCGGGATTGACGACTACGGCCCGGGGCATGACCTGATCTACGCCCTGTCGGACGACTCCGAGACGACGGCCAAGATCGTCGCGACCAAGACCGCCGATTTCACGAGCGCGTGCTACGCCCTCGACTCCCGGTTGCGCGAGCACCGGGCGCTTGTGAGGCAGTCGGCCTACCATCACGTGTTCACCGAAGCGGTCGCAGCGGCCGAGCGCACGACCGGGAAGAACTGGCAGTGGGAGCGCCGCGTATTCGTCTCCCAAACCCCGCTCGTCGCCGCTACACTGGCGGCATGGGCGCTAGGGCGTGCGCCTGACCCTCAACCGTTCTTTGTGTTCTGACCGAATCGGGAGGGCGCATGAGCACGCGCGCCGACGTATCACGCCTACTGTCCTCTAGCCGCAGCCGTGGCGTTCAGATTTCCTCGATCGCGGGGCGCGCGAGACGATTATCCGACCGGGATATGGCCGTGCTGGGCATCCTCGACACGGCCGGGATGATCCGCCAACCGGAACCGGCGACCGAGGCGGAAGCTATGGGGCTCCCGCCGTTCGGCCGGGCGGTCGCGATCCTCGCCAACGCCCTCGCCTCCACGTCGTGGTACGCGCGCCGGTACAACCCGGACACCGGCACCTATGACCGGCTGGCGCAGCAGCCCTCGATCATCAGCGACCCCTACCCGCTGACCACCCTGTGGAACTACAAGTGGATGGTTGCCGAGGACGCGATCCTCTACGGCAACCATTTCGCCCTGCCCGGCGATCCCGACTGGCGCACCGACCGGCCCGGGTGGCTCGTCCCGATCCCGGCCGTGGAGGTCTGGATCATGACCGACCCCGGCCGTCCCGGGTGGTATTGCTGGGTGGTCGGCGGTGAGGCATATGCCGCTGACGACATCTTCCACGTCTCGTTCGGGAACAAGTCCGGCGAGATTCTGGGACGCGGGGTGCTGGAACAGTACGGCGAATGGCTGGGCGGCGCGGTCGCAGCCGAGGACTACAGCCGGGACGTGTTCGCGGCCGGTGCGCTGCCCCCCGCCGTGATCCTCTCGAATCAGGCGAGCACACAGGCTCAGGCCGACGACCTGAAGAAGAAGTGGCGCGACATCGTGACCACCCGGGAGCCGGTGATCTTCCCGAACGGCACCGAACTGAAGCCGATCGTCGGCAACGCCCAGCAGTCGCAGCTTGTCGAAGCTCGCACGTGGAACGCCCAGATGATCGCGAACGTCGTGGGCGTGCCCGGCTGGAAGATGGGCTTGGATCAGACCTCCCTGACCTACCAGACGATCGAGACGGCGGACATCGATTTCGTCCGTGACGCCCTCGACCGCTACGCGCAGCCCCTCTCCCAGTCGATTTCCAAGTGGCTCATGCCCAACGGCACCGAAGTGGTCTGGGACTACGCAAGCCGGATGCGCGCAGACTCGAAGGCGACCGCCGAAGTTCTTGCCACGTACGTGACAGCGGGCATCCTGACGGTGGACGAGGCGCGGGCCAGCTTGAACCGGCCCCCGCTGGGTCAGCCAGACATCCCGGCCGGGGGAGCGGCCGACAACACCCCCAACCCGGCCGCAGTTGCCGCTGCCGCAAAGATCGCAGCCCCGGCACAGGCCCTACAGATCACGAGTGGAGTATGACCATGACCGAACTGACGATAGTGCGCACGCTCCCGATGGAGATTCTGGAATCGGAAGGGGACGGCTGGACCGTCTACGGCCGCGCCGTGCCCTACGGTGTGGATCAGGAAGTCACCGACGATGGGGTGACCCGCTACCTCGAACGGTTCGCCCCTCGCGCGTTCGAGCGGGACGCCGAGCGCGGCGGGCGGTGGGTCAACCTCATGGTGGACCACCGGGGGGACGAGGGGGAGCGCTATCTGGGCCGGTGCGTGGAGATTGAGGACAAGCCGGACGGGCTCTACCTCGGATTCCGGCTGGACCAGCACCACCCGAAGGCCGAGGAAGCGCGGCACGGCGAACTGACCAAGTGGTCCGTGTCGGCGCACGTCTACCGGACCCGCATGGCCCCGGGCGCTGACGGCCGCACGGTCGCGGTGCGCGAGGCGTGTGGGCTCAGCCATGTTGCGGCCACCGCGCGCCCCCAGTACGCCGGTGCAGGCGTTCTCGTCTCCCGTACCGAGCATGAGGTCATTGTGGAGGAGACACCGCTCCTGAACGCCGCACGTGCCCGGCTGGAAGAATCCCGGGCGTGGTTGGAGCGCGTGAAAACTCGCGCTTGACCCCCGAACGGGGCCGGGTCTAACGTGGGTCCTGTTACACAGATCGCCACCCCAGCGGCGACGGACCGGCAAGTTAGGCGTACGGCAAGCCCCAACCCCACCGCGCGAGACTGGACACCCCCTCTGGTAGCCCGAGCCGACACCCCCAACGGGTGACGGTAGGCAAGTTAGGCGTACGGCAAGCCCCAACCCCTACCGCACCACGTTTCGCCACCCGGCCAGAAGACATCCCATCACTCTGTCTCCTCTCCGGGTATCAGTCGGCTGACCGCGCGCCCCCTCCCGGGGAGATAGACCCGTCTTTCTCAGGGCACCGGGAGGGGTCCACTCATGAGCGCACTCACTGATCACATCGACCGGCGCACCGCCGAAGCCGAAGTGCTGAACACGAACAACGAGGTCGCGGTTGCACGCGCGGCCGAGGAACACCGCGAACTGAACGCGGACGAGGTTGCGGCGATCGAGCGTGACTCTGCCGCAATGGCAGCGATTCAGGCCGACATCGACCGCGCGCTGAACGCGCAGACCGCAATGGATCGCGTCCGCGAAACGCAGGCGCGCGTAAGCCGTCAGTCCCCACTTCAGCGCACCACCGTCACCGAGCGCCCGGCCGATCCGGCTGACGTTCC